GGGAGCTTGTCGTAAGCGACCTCACGGGTGCTCTAGAGGCGAATAACAGGCATTACGATCTGCTGCTAGACGGCAAGCGCATCGACGTGAAGACGAAACGATGCAATACGAAGCCGCGACCGCACTACGATTGTACAATACCCGCGCACGGAACGAAGCAAGACTGCGACTCGTACGTATTCGTACGTATCAAGATCGACGGTTCGAAGGCGTGGATTTTAGGGGAGATTGATAAACGTACGTTTTACCGCAACGCGAAGTTCTATCGTCGTGGTGACATCGATCCGGACAACGGATTCGTATTCAAGGCGGACTGCTACAATCTTCCAATAGAGGAGCTAAACGATGTTTAAGGCAATAGTCATGGTATGTTCTGTATACTTACCAGACGGACCCTGTTTCAATTTTATAGATGAATGGGGGCCGTATCGTACAGAAGAACGATGTGAGGAGCGTGTGATGGAGATGACAGAGGCTATACTCTCCGTACCTAAAGCTCTTCCACCACCTCATGCGTACTCATACAAGTGTGAAGTAGTGGGAGAACAGTTATGAAGGCGCAACTGTTTTCTCTTACGGCACACCTACGACAGGACGGCAACGTCGAACTCAACAAGGAATCGGTGCGCCCGGAAGACCTAGAAAAAGAAATGGACACGGGAGTGCCTGCCTATGAAGGCACACACTCTATCGTGTCCTTGTTACGTTATTTGAACTCGTCTGCTGACGAGATTATAGATAAGTCAGTGAAATACGTCTGACTACTTTTTCATTTTCGCACCCGCGATACGGTCTGCTACTGTAGGCTTGGGGTTGTTATCTACCCCCGCTTTCACACTCAACATACCGAACGGCATATCTCCACTAGCCATCGGCATCGGTGACATAGCGGACATGGCTGTCTGCTGCTGACGCTTACGCTGCATGTTTTGCTGTGTCGGGCTTGCGGTCATCATACCGCCAGCGGACGCTTTCTTTCGTTTCTTCTTAGCGATGCCACCATACATCATCGGCTTGCGCTTGGCTGCACCACCATACATCATGGCCTTGCGTTGGCCGTTGTTGTACGTTTTCATTGAGCATACATCCTTTCTACTTCTTCTGTAACTCTTTCACGACGCTTTTCTTTTTGTTTCGCAGTTATTTCAGAGAGCGTTTCAGTTTGTACTTCTTCCGCCCCGGCGATTTCAAGAAGTGCATCTATAGCTGGCAGATCACCCTCACTTGTAATCAGGTCTCTAGCTATGTAATTTTTAATCCGTAATCCCAGAAGCTGTAATTCACTTCGGGTAATTTTATCGCCCTCGAATACTCTACGCATTATGCGTGCTGCTGATTTATCTGACAAAGCAAGACCTATCATGCTTTGATTTCTAAGAAGCATAACACGACCGCCTACCTCTGCAGCGACGTAGGGTATGCTGACCATGCCTCGTGCTAGGTTGAATGACTTAGAAAAGACATTGTCGAGGGTCATAGCTCGTATATCAGGAGATATCCTAAATCCTGCACCCTCTCCCAAAGCTATACGAGAATACCTAGCAAGGAGTTTCATATCATTGAAGTGATCGTCTCCTAAGACGAAACGCATCACCTCGCCCTTTTCTCCGGCGGTAAATTCTAACAGCTTTTCAGGCTCACGAAGAATGACATCCATACCTGTGATGTCTCCTTGTCGTGTCCCCATGCTAGATTTTACATACGCATCGAACCCCTGTTGATACATATACGCAAGATTCCGACGTACGTCATCTCTGTTCATTCCGTTGTTTACGAAATATTCTACAGTGCGTTCGAGACTTTCTGGAGTGGCTCGTAAGAAGACAGCGTCGAAAAACTGTTTAGGGTCGCTGGCTAAATCACCGTACGTACCCATCTGTTTCAGCGACTGCTTAACTGCGTCTTCTTCTCTTCGTACGGCAATATTAAATTCACTGTTAGCGTCATTCAAGTCAGTGCGAAGAGATTCGTACTCTCGTCTTGCGTAAACGTCATTCTTCATAAGATCATCCACATCGCGAGTAGAACCGACGATGTTGTCTACCTTAAAGAAAAACCGTCTTTGATTTTCACCCACTGCATCTGATATGTCAAAAGTGGGGGGTGCGACAGGAGGCCCGACGCCTATACGCCCCCTATCTTCGTTGAGGAATTTCATAAGCCCCTCTTCGGAAGTAGGAATTGGGACGTGATATTCTACATCCGCATTTGAACCCCCTCTGACGGGCACAGACATCATCTTCTCTACTTCGAACAATCTCTGGGCACGACTGAAATCATACTGATTACCCGATGCTAGACGGGCTACCGCGTCCGGTCTGGTGACGAGTCCGTACGTCTGTCTTTCTATCGAAGTCTGTAAATCCTCTAATTGAGCTTGATATTTCGCGTTGAGTCTTTTGGACACTAGCATCTCAAGAATGGTGCTTCCTGTGTCTGCATTGATCCTTCGACGCTCATCAGACAAATCGAAACCGAATTCGGCTCCGCCTAGACGATTGCCCCCTGATAAAAATCCGACGACGTATTCTTTGTGATCTAAAATAGCGCCTTCTATGGTCGCACGTTTGCTCGGATCAGTTTCTACTACAAATTCTGCTATAGAATCTGCTAACTGAACGAAGGCTTTCATCGGGGTCATCCCTTTTTTGTAGAGATGTTTACCTTGTCGAGGAGTCACTGCTTCAGAATTTCTGCGTACAACTACCGTGTCTCCTGCCAAAGTCCCCTTGTCCGTTTGCATTCCTACGGTCTTTTCCCAGTTCGAACGTGCGCTCACAGTCATATCGTAGAGGGTTTTATCCGCAGCTTTGATAGCGTCGTTTATAATCGGCGTATACTTTGTGTTTAGGTCTTGCAAAGTCATACCTGAAGTGTCCATTTCATAACGTCGAAACGCTCTATATAATTCTTCTGCTTCGCTAGGTGTTGCCCGGAATAGGTTGGCATCCGGGTCATCTTTCATCAACTTCAAAGCAAAATCTAAGAAGTTCGTTTCGCCGGATGTATTCATCATTTCGATGACTTCATCCCCATACTCTGCAACCAAGCCTCGTTCTGCTGCGTTTTCGAATACTACAAGCGCGTTGTTGCCAACCTTCTGCAAATAATCTCTGGCGGGTCCAAATTTAATTCGTACTTTTCCACGTCTGTCTTTACCCGCAGATAAAAATGACTTGTCTAAAGCAGAATTTACATTGTGTAATCTCTCCCCTAACTTCATAAGATTTACGGTGAGGCCGTTCTTTATAGCGTAGTTGTCAGCCTCTCTGTAAGGCAGTTTACCCAAAGCATACTTGTATCCAAGCTCCGCATCGAAAAGACTGTCTACCGCTAACGCAACTTCTCCGTTGAGTTCCTTTTCTCGCATAGTGCTGTGAAACGCTGCAAGTTCTCGTGTCTTTACACGAGCGCCTTCTGCGACGGACATGGCGACTGACGCTATGCCTTCCGCACTGTTGATCATGTCGTGTATTTCTTCTGGAGCGAAAAGAGTTTTGAGACGAACAAGTTCGGTCACAGTGTCAGGCTCTATCGGCAACTCGGGGGATCGTGCGAACGAATTTAACATACGAAGCATTTCTTGACGCTTCATGCTTATACCGTCTAATCCCTCCTGTTCTATACGTGCGAAGTCCGCTAAGAATTCTTGAAGTTGAACATTTGAACTTGGGTCTACACCCGTCTCCTCTTCGTACTTAGTACGAAATACTTTCATCAACTCCCCTATGCGCGTAAGAGATTGCTCCTCTTCTTTTATAGCTGTAGCTATCAGAGCAAGTTTCTTTTCATTCATAATGTCACGAGGCTTAAATTCTGAAGCTCGACTCTGGATAGCAATGAATGGAGAGAGTCCACTGGCTTGAGCTACGCTTAGGTGTAGGGTAGACATCATCTCTTTTATCGTGTCTTCGTCGAAGGCAGGTACGAGTTCATCAGTTTTTATGTCTCGTTTCGTCGCTGTTCTAAGAGAGGATACGATGCCGTCCATGACAGAGTTGTATTCACTGAATGCTCGATCTGTTCGCGTCCTCATATCCTCGTTCATGTTGTTGTACATTTTACGCAACAGATCGAACGCTTTCATAGACCTTTCCGTGACTTCGACTCCGATGTCTTCCATCATCTTTCGGAGGTCTGTCTGTTCACGAGCCTCTCGCATTCTGGTGAAAAACTTGCCTACAAAAGGAGCGTACTCAAACACACCTCCTACTGCCTCTGGTATATCTTTCACCATGCGGATGTTTGTAGCAGCGTAGACGGGACCACGCACCAAAGCCGGAGCGAATATCGGAGCGGTTATTCCCGTGATCATCTCGGCAGTGTCCGGCTCGAACATAGTCAAGACACTAGGTGCGTAGCCTACGGCGGCGGATATGATCATGTCATCTGCTAACAGGGATCGCGTATACGGATTGTCGTATTTATTGTACCCAGAACGAAGTTTGTAATTGTCTACGTTCTTTCGTACACGAGTCTGTTCGGACTTGAAGTATTGAGTTAGTTTCTGATTGGCGTCTAATGCTTGCTCGGGGGTGCCATTCTTAAAAATATTTACAAGTTGTGCGGCTTCGGGACTGTAGCCTGCCATGTCATCGAGGCTTTGTACGTCTTCGCGTGCCCCTCTTACGAACCCGTTGAGTTGTTGTAGTTGATCGTCGTACGATTTTATTATGTTGAGATGACGATTTATATTTTTGCCATAATTCAACGTGCCCGGACCTACCTGTCCGATGTTGAACGTCAAAGTTCTCCAGACGGTTCTCCACGCATCACCCTCAGATTTACGTCCCTTTATGTGTCTTTTGTAAACTTGATAGTCTGTTAATTTATCGAGACCTTGCATCCCGGGGTTGTTGAGGCGGAAGTTTTGCACTTGAGTAGCGTACTTAGTGCCCTTACGCACTGCTAATGCCCCTAACCCCACAGTGAGCGGCATCATTCCTGCGGCGAACATAGCAGCCTTTTGATAGTTAGGAAGCTCTCTGTATGCGATGTCCACCATGTCCTGAACTAATTCACCGGGAAGACCTATGTCATCGAAAATTACATTACTCTCGTCGTCGAGGGCCGGACCGACATAAGACTGCCCGTCTCTGACATTAGGGTCGAAATTAGGGTCACCCTCCCGATATATTTTTTGACGTATCTTCTGATGACCACTAAGACTCCAAGCTAGGTCAGCAGTTTCTTTGTCATCGTACTGGGCGTAAAATTTACTCTTGTACCACTGTTGAATGTCGTAAGCAGCAGAGTCAGTAAACTCACTTTTGTTCAAGAAATCTTCGTACGGAACCAGTACAGTCCCCGCTATAGACATATTCCTGTCGAAATTATCTTTAAATTTTTCGCCGTAGGACTTCTTCATTCCGAACTCATCGTCGGCAGAAAGAATGGATTCGAGTCCGGACTCTGCCGCACTGCCTGCCAAAGCGATTAGAGTGGGGGCACGAGCGAAGTCCGCACCCGTGTTACTCACGAATTTGTACAACTCGGTAAGAAAATCTCCGGTTACGAATGAATCCATGATGATGTCGTACGCATCATTAGATAGCTGATATTTATTGTCTACGAACACTTTCGCTAGACGCTGTCTGTTCTGAATTACCTCGACAAACTTTTCCTGCACGTTTGCGGGTAGTCTTTTAAGTGCGGGAGATAAGCGTATCTGTTCGTATTTCTTTCCGGAAAAAGGAACGACGGGACGAAGCGGGTCTTGTGCCTGTATGAAACTTTCGTCTATGTACACGCTTTTCAGACGGAGTTTTTCGTCTTCTGGAAGATTAGTGTAATTCTGAAGAGCTTGATTTTTGTCCGAAGGAACAAGAAATCCTCCGATACTTGTAGCGCCGTTCACCCCAGTGATTTCATCGATGAACATCTTTTCCCGTTCTTCATCTGTCGGGCCGTTCATCACGCGTCGTTGTTCGGCTACGTTTCGATTGATTTCCTCTTCGAAGTCTATGTCCGAATCAGGAAGTATCGAACGAAACGTCCGCGCCATGTTGCTATACGAAACAGGATTGTAAGTGTTTTCCATTACTTAACCACTTTGTTCTTTCTTACGTACGCTTTCTTTGTCAGATCAAACTGATAGACGAAACCCTCGTGAGTAATACTTGTGTTACCCTGTGCAACGCCCGGTATGTTCAAGCTCATTGCTTCATCCATCGTCAGTGATTCGGGCGCTGTTTCTGATGCCGGTGCCGGTGCGGGTGCGGGAGATGTCGGTGATACGCCAGCATCATCCGGGGCTGTATAGTCTCCCGGTTCAGCCTCACCCAGAGGTTTTTCATCAGTTACCTCACGCTGTACAACCGAAGACGTTCCTGCATCTGTATTTACATCCGCAGTATTTGTATCCGCAGGGGAAGCGCTAGATGCTCCAATTAGGGTGGCTGTTTTTACCTCTTCTGCGTTAACAAATCTAGGCTTACCGTCGATGATAGCGATATATTGGAAGCTCTCCCCAACTTTTTGTTGGTGTATAGCGTCTGCTGTGACGGTCTGACCATCGATAGTTAGGGTAGAAGGTTTCGCAAAATACGCAGGCATAGCTTTAATTTGTTCTACAGTGGGCATAGTCGACGACGGTCCGCCCTTCCTCGAAGACAAACCTGCCCTCACAAAATATTCATCCCGTGCTTTTCCAGCAAGATTATCTCCTATGAGAAGACGACGCTGTTCACGAGACATGCGACCTACGCCTGAAGTAGCTATCTGATCGAGGACTGTCAGGTTTGAGAATTGTCTATTCAAGTCAGAAATAACCATGTCAACAGCCGCAACTTCATCGTCAAATCTTAACGCACCAAATCCTGTCAACTTCTGCAAGTTACGAAGGATGTCTCCGTCTGAAAGTCGTCCTGCAGAATCTTCAGCCCGAGCCAGATCGGCAGCAATAATGTAACGAAGAGTATCAGCCTCTGATATGGCAGTTAGCTTATCTCTTCCCTTATTTCTGCCCAGAAGGTAGTCTCGTTCTCTAGCACGATCATTCTTGTCAACACCAAGAAGATCGAGAAGCTGATCGACAGTACCAGTCTCACCAAATACAGAACCTAATTGACGGAATATTGTTTCTGCGAGACCACCACTAACAGTGCCTTTCTCTAAAAGAACATCCTTGTAGACCGCTAACTTTTGTTTCGCATCTCTAAACGCTTTCATACGTTTTTGGAAGTCGGCAAGTGTGTAACCGTACAGAGCCTTGAATTGTTCACCGAAAGGCTTGTTACTTTTAAAGCTCTCGTTGTTCACTCCCGCATCTATCAGAGCCAGTTCTGTTTTATCGACGTACAAAGCACGGAAAGGCTCGATGACTCGGGCTTGCATAATCATGTCGTCTTTAAGGAAGTCATCTTCTGTTAGGTATTTACCTATGTCGAACAGTTGATCGGAGGTCAGGGCTGTCTGTGCTGCCAAACCTCCCCTGTCGACGATGTCCGCCAGAGCGTTTGCGTAAGCGTAGAGATCATTTATATCTCTGCCCTCTTTGATAAATTGTTCGGATACTCTGTTGAAGAAGAACTGGGAACCCTCGCCCTGTATTTCTGCGGC